TGCTCATGGCGCGTTGCTCGCTCGCCCCTAACCCAGCTACCGTTGACCGTGCCGGTGCGCTGCCTACGCCTGCGACTTCGCCGAATAACCCTGCTTCCTGGGCGACGTCGGCACGGCGCTCGCCGCCGCCTATCGCAGATCGTTGCGCCTCACTCGACAGCATACGGTCGGCTTGCTCTTGCGCCTGGAGGGTGGCTTCGCCGCCAAACTGGCCGGTGACCCCCGCTTGCTGTAGCTGGCGGTTCAGGCGCTGGTTCTCAATGCTCTCAGCGCCGGTCTGCTCTTGCAGCGTCATGCCCCTACCGGCTAACCCCTGCTGCGACCGCGCTTGGTCGAAGCCCAACGCATCGCGCATATCTTGCTGCTGTCGCTGTGCGGCCGAGGCCTCTAAGCTGAGTCTATTACGCGACTGCCCCTCGCGCATCTGCATCAACGCACTGGCGGTATCGCCGCCGCCGCGTAAGACGCCGTAGCGGCTGAGTTGCTCTATCGTCGCCTGCTCTTCGTCCTGCTGGCGCTTGCGTAGGTCAGCCATCTGCGAGGCGAGGATCGGGTCTTCGCCGCCGCCGATGCGATCCATGTACTGGCGGTTGAGTGCTTCCTGTATCGAGTTGGTCTGTGGTATTTCGCCCTGCGTAGTCTCAAGGCGCTGCTGGGCTTCGTTAGCGAGGTTCTGACCGGCGTCGGCGCGTTGCGTAGCTTCAAAACGGCTTCGTTGCTCGTCAGCGAGGTTTTGACCGGCTGCCGCTTTGCTCTCATCGAGGCGGCGCTGTCGCTCGGCGGCGTATTCTTCGCCTGGGCCGGTAGCGATGGTGTCGTCGATACGGCGCTGCATCTGGTCAGCGTAGCCTTGACCAGCGTCGCCCTGCGTAGCGTTGAGGCGATCCTTAATCAAGTCGGCGTAGCTTTGCGACGGTGATGTCTCAGCAACCGGTTGGTCGATGCCGGTGCGGTCTCCGATCAAGTCGGCGTAGCTTTGCGACGGCGTCGCGGTAGTTGCGCCAATGCCGCTAACCTCTGACGGCGTTGCTGGCCTTTTATCAGCAGTAGTTGCGCCAATGCCGCTTACCTCCGACGGTCGCTGCGGTCGGTATCTGCTGGTGTCGGGCAATGCAATGTTAGTGGTGTTGGTCATCGACCGCGCTAAGTTGGCGGCTTCTGCGTCGGCTGCACCGGTGGTGTAGATATCCGGTAGCTGCCGTACAGCCCCCTCGCCGCTGTAGATCGACGGCATTTCAAACGGCAGCTTTCCATCTATAACTTCTTGTTCTCCTTTTTGTCCTTTCAACTCTAGCCCAGAACGATCACCGGTTTTAAGGCCTGTCGTGTCAATAGTTGGCGGCGTGCCTGGGGGCGTGCCTGCTATTGTCTGTGTCGCTGTTGGCGCTGGTGCGCCGCTGTAGATGTCCGGCAGCGGTGTAGCACCGCTGACCTCCGGTGGCAATGGTGGTGCTACGGTCGGCGGCGCTACGCCGCTTACTTCCGGTGGTAACGGTGGTGCGGTCGTTGGCGGTGCTATACCGCTTACTTGCTGGGGCAACGGCGGTGCCGTAGCTTGCGGCGCTGGTGCATTGAACATCGTGGACGGCGCTGGCGTCTGCTGCGGCGATGGTGCGTTGTACATCGTTGACGGCGCTGGCGTCGGTTGCGCCACTGGAGCATTCGTCATACTGCTCGGCGCTGGCGGGGGCGGCGGTGGCGGCGGGGGCGGCGGCACATTGAGTGCCTGCGACGCTGGCATCTGAGGTTGCGTCGGCGGGGCCACCGCTTGCGATGCTGGCATCTGAGGCTGGTATGGGTTGGACATCGACGCCGGATCAACCGCCGGTTGCGCTGCGGGTGCGTTAGACATCGACCCTGGGTCAACATCATTAACAACTTGACCCATCGGCGTGTTATACGTGTTATACATCGACATGAAGTCGGGCATCATCGCTTGGGCAAGGGGGTCTGGACTTCCTGGGGTTGCCACGGTAAACGGGTTGCGACCGCTAAATTGGGTTGGCGGCAAGGCTATACGTGCCGTAGCGCCTGCCTGCGACGCTGGCATCTGAGGTTGGTATGAGTTGTACATCGACGATGGTTGGACCGCTGGCTGACTGCGCTGCTGTTGCGGGTTATACATCGACGCCGGATTAACCGCTGGCTTTTTCTTCTTCTTGTTCTGTGTGGCAGCCGCTTGGGCGTAGGGGTTCTGGTAGGCCATTATTCAATTCCTGTCTTGCGCTTGCGCGTGCGGCCAATTGCCTTGTACTGGAGGCTTACCCGCCGTATGGTGAAGGTCTCGTCGTCGATGAAGTTGCTCAGTCGTAGCTTGGTGCGGGGGTCGTAGCCGAAAAGATCGGAGTCGTCGGTCAGCGCCGACACATCCGACTCCAACACTGAAGTGTCGAGGACGAAGGTTGAGTCCAGCAATGCACCCGACTGCCCCATAGTAATCGTCTCGGTGTTGCTGACGATGCCGGCACCCGTCTGCTGCACGCTGACATCGAAGTCGCCTATGTTGTCGAAGAGCGTCCGCGCATAGAGCCAGCGGCACTCAACATCGTCGCCTTGCGGTGCGATGTTGGCGGTTTCAAAGTAGGCTTTAATCGCGGCCCCATCGTCGTTGTTGTTTGTCTCATGCGCCATTATGCGACCGGCGAAGTCACCGGCGTGGGGCAGGTCGTCGATGATGGCGGCGCTGTCCCGCGTGAAGTTGTTGTACGGCCCAAACCAAGCGTTTAAACGGGCTGAGTACACCACCACAGAGTTCATCGTCGCCTGGCTGGTCCCATGGGGTAGGTAGAACCAAACCTCTTCCTTGGCGGGGTAGTAGTTGGCAAAAGCATACGGCAGTCGCGCTACGTTGATGTCGTCCCAATAGCGGTCATCCAGCGCAAAAGAGATCTTCTCCACTTGAGCGCCGCCGGACCACTGGTAGATGCCGTCGTCGCGTACGAAGATCTGACGCTCGCCTGGCACCGTGACGATGGTGCGGCCGGCGACGGTGCCGCGCTGCGTGCGTTGCTGCTGTTGGTAAGGTATCGTCGAGTTACCCGTCGCCGTCAGCGTATGGATGCCGTATTCGGTATGGACAGCGAGGGTGTTTTGGAAAGGCTGTAAGCCGGTGATGTCGTAGCCGAAAGCGTAGTAGTCAAGTGCGCCCCACGTCGTGATGTCACCAGGTGCGCTGCGCCAGAGGCGGTCGCTGTTGGAGTTCTCGTTGCCCAGCCAAAGGCGGTTTTCCCAAAAGGCAGGCCATGTTGGTTTAGTGAAGCGTGAGTCGTCATCGAGGGCGGCGATGTTAGCAGTACCACCGGCCCATGTCACGGCATCGGTATCAACGCCGTTGGCGGCGACTAAGGTCGATCCCGCGAGTACCCAGTTCCAGGTGTTGTCGTTGCCGGCGGTGACCGTCGCGCTGCCGCTGCGATCCGTCGCGCTGCCGCCCGTCACATCAAAGAACTTATCGCCGCAAAAAGCAAACACCTTCTCGGTGCCGGCGAGGACGACCTGGCCCAAGGCGGTGACGGTAGCGCCGCTGTTCATCGCCGTAGCATTGAACTTAGCGTAGCCCTTGCGCTTCTTGACCTCTCCGGCTAACCCAACGGTGCAGTTCTCCATGTCGTAGAGACCGGCCGGCGAGATCTCCTCGGCCGGTAGGCTGTAGTTGACGCCGTCGCGCCATGGCCCCAAACGCAAGCTCTGTGCTGTGATGGGCATCAGCTAAGACCGCCCTCTTGCGGCGAGTACGAGAACTGAGACCCGCCACGACTATCGGAGCGGCGCATACGGTAGGTGCGGTTGCCTTGCACGTTGGCGTTCTGGCGGCTGGCAACCCCTAAGACGCGCTCCATCTCCTGGCGGTCTATCATCGAACCTTGGTCGTCGCCCTTCTCTTGCTTGTAGAGGGCGCTGACGCCGTAGACCAGCGCAGGCTGCACCACCGGCGAGTAATAGCCGTCGAGGCTGCTGGCGTCGTCGCTGGCCGTGAAGTCCGGCACCGACGCGTAGTACCGGTAGGCGATGGTGTCAACGCTGTCGGGTTTGGGGTATAGACTGACTTGTACGAGTCCGTTGCTGTCGACGCCGTCGATGATGACCCAACGCGGATCGCCACCGATAGAGTGGTTAGGGTCGGCTGCGTCGAGGTCTTGGCTCGACATGACGATGATGACGTGGTCCTCTGTCGTATTGCGAAACGACAGCGGCGTCAGGGCGTTGGACGCGAGGCTGTAGGTCTGGGTGTCGGCGACCGTGTTGAACGTCGATGCCTTAAACAGCCAGTTCCATTTCTCGCGGCTTTGTACGTCCTTGCCGACCATGTTGAGGTACGTCCGCGCCCCGTCCTTAAACGTAGACGCGTTGCTATTCAAACCTACGCGTCGCAGCGCCGTTTGAATCACTTCAAGGTTGGTCATCCTACGCCCTCACATTACCTCATATTAACCCAAGACCCGTTCTCATACCCTTGCAGAGTGCTGGTTGACGTGTTGTAGACCAACATTCCGTTAGCGGCCGTAAGCGCGTCGCGCTCCGTCGTCGTCAGGCTAGGTAGGGTGAAGCTAGCACTACAAGCCACGGTGCCAACCTCCACTGTACCCAGCAATGCAGTGTCGCCAAAAAAGCTCGCCGCATTAATCTGCCCAACGCTTTCGGTCATTATTCCTGCGCTTCAAGTGCCATATGGTCGAGATCGTACTCAGAAAGGTTGTCGCCGTTGTTGTCAAGCCAACGCTCTTGCCAAATACGAACTGCTTCTGGACCACGGTCGGAGATACGTCCTGGGGGGTCTGGCACGTAGTCGTCGGCATGAGTGACTTCACCTATCGCCTTGACGGTGTTACGCACCTGACTGTTTGTCTGGTTTTTGTTCTTCCGTACTCTGGCATGGGTCTTATCGAGGTCCAGCGCCTTGCGTATAGCGGCCTTGGTGTCGTCGCTGCCCTTGAGGATAAGCTGGGCGATCTGGTCGGGTGTGACCTCCGGCGCAACTACTGCGACAGGGGCGGCCGACTGCGCGATTTCTGCAATTTCGCTAGGCAGGTTAAGCTGTTGTGTTCGCTTTGCCATGGTGTCCTTGAAAGGTTAAATGAGGGCGACGACGTTATGCGCCGCCGCCCCACTGTTTAATGTGCTGTTAGCCACCTATGTTAAGCATAAAAGGAACGTGCTTACTTACAGCGGCAGCGCCCACTGCCTGGCCGATTCCTGGAGTATCAACGCCAGTGTCTTTGATCTGCACCGTGCCAGCAGTGCTATCCGATAGCATCAACGGATCGCCAAGGACTACTGCATCAGCAGCATCGTTCAGGGCAAAAGCAATGCCCCCCGTCTGCAACCAGAAGTAGTACCCACTGGTGACAGCAATGGGGTTGACTCCAACCACCCGATCATAAGCCCCACTACCTACCGTAGCAGTGATCACCCCATTGTAGGGGCCACCATACAGCATATAATCATCAGTAGCCGCTACGGCAGTGGCGATGCCGTCATAAAAGGTAAACTTTACGAGGTTGCTTGAGGCCGCAGTATTAGACTTAATGCGGTACTGTTCGCCATTGGTAATGTTGCCGAAATAGCCACCAGCGTAGTGGTTCAGCGCGACAGAACTCAACGTTGCATCCGTCACACTGATCTCAGTCGAACCCGCTGCCGCAGCGACAAACACACCATTGACATCTGCTACAATCAGTTGTGCGCTGTCGGTGCTGACTACCTTGCCTACAGTGATCGCAGCAGAGGCATATGAGTACCTAAATACGCGGTTGTCGCCCAATTCCAACTTTGCGCCAATCGCAAATTTTGAGGTAGAGCTTTCCTCATAGAGACCCTGGCCGTTCTTGCTACCTTTGCCGGTCCCACCTATACGATTAATTGTGTAATCGTGAGCATCATTTTGAATCATTGTTGTTCTTCCTTTGCCCGTTGCTAGGCTTAAAGGCGCATTGGCTTGCGCCTCGGATAAAGAGTGCGTTTAAACGCGTTGTCCGTTGCCAGACGCAGCGTTTAAACGCGCTTTGTTAAGGTTTTACGCTAAGTTGTAGACGACGCCCTGACGGCGACGGTTGTTGGTCGTGATCTGAAGGCCGACGATGATAAATCCGACCTTTGCCATCTGGTTGGCAGGCTCCTTGAACGGAGTCTTCGCAAAGTTCATGCCGGCCTGCATATTCATCTTGAGATACTTCGTGTTAAGGAAGTACATCTTGCCGCTGGCGCAGTCGCGGTCGTACTGGACCGGAATGCCGCGAAACGACGGTAGGCGACCATCGACACCAGGCGAATCTTTCGCCGTAAGTCGTTGATAACCAGTGCCTTCAAAGATGGACTCGAAGTCCCCATAGATGTCGTTGGTCGTGAAGATGTTGGTCGGCTGTTCGTTGCCTTCGCTAACATCGTTCCAAGTGGTACCCATCCGCAACATACCCTCGAAAGAGCTACCGGACGCCGTGATAAACGACGTGTCGGGGCCAGCGTTGTTGGCCTTGTTCTTCCACCAAGTGTTGCTGCTGACGGTAATACCGCCCAATGTGGTCGGGGTCGTCCCTGGCACGTCGGCGATGATATCCTGGAAACCCAACGGAGCTTTGCCGGTCTGGGCTGAGTAGATCGAGGTATTGATCTGGTCGCGTAGCGTCAGCATCGACTGCTCGGTCTTAGTAGCGAGGAGCTTCATCGCGGAATCGGACTTGCGATTCTCCATCTCTTCGGTGTAGTTGATCGTAATCGGCACCGCCGCATAGCGGAAGGGGTAGAACGCCGCCGTCACGCCGTCAACAGCATCGGTGTTTAGTACGTCGTAGCCGCTGAAGTACTGGGCTGAGTTGCCGCCGTACATGAGATCAGCTTGGATCTCTTTGCCACCGTTGTCGGTGACGAGAGCGCCGCCGGAGCGGAACATATCGAGGGTCGGGTACGCGTCGAAAAAGTTATCGGTTAATTCTTTGCGCTTGGCACGCATTGTAAGCGTCCATGCGGCATCCCAAGTTTCGGTTGTAGATGTGGCTGCCATAACTTGTTGTTTCTCTTTAAGTTAAGTACTATTCAAATCCAAGGTTAGCTAGACCCGACAACACATCGTTGTCGGACAACGGACCGCCTTCCTCGCTGGCGTTGACGCCTTGTGTCGAACGCATCGCATTCTTGCTGCTGCGCTTGGCTTGCGTATTCTGCTGCCGGACGTTGGCGGCGTTTTGCGCCGTTACGCCTGCGTGTAGCTCGTACGCTTCCTTGACGGTGTATGCTTGGCCCGTATTCGGGTTAGCGATCTTCGTCGTAGCAACGATCTGGTCGGTGTACCCGTCCAAATCCGGTCCATACACATCACGCGCCTCCTGCACCTGCTGGCCGATATAAGCGGTCTGCTGGTGTTGAACGTACTGGTTGGCGTTCTGCAACTGACCCTGTAGGGCTTGCACCTGCTGCGTCAGTCCATTGATGTGGCTGCCGACTTGATGTTGGACGATCTGCTGCACGGCGTCGATGCCGCGCTGCTCGTCTTCCGACACGTTGGCCCTCATCTGATCGATGGGGTCCGGCGGCGGCGGGGGCGAAGCCATCTGCTGTATGCGGCCTGCCCACTCGTTCCGTTCTGTAGCTAATTGGTTGCGTTGCTCTGCAAGATCTTGCTGCGTGCGCGTAAACTGCGCCTGTAGGTTCTTCGCCAGCGGCACCAGCGGTTGGTACTGCTGCGGCACAGATTGAAGATCGGCGCGAAGCCAATCCGTTTGTGCCGGATCGAAATCCGATGTCTCGCTGTCAGAGTGTCCAGCGTCATCCGACGGGGCCGAATCCTGGGTGTCTTCAAAGAGATCGACGGTGTTCGTCGATTCCTCAGAAGCGCCAGTGTCGGGTGCCACGTCCTCGTTGCCGGAGTCCAAGTCCAGTATTCCTTCGGACATCCTTTACTTCTCCTTTGTCGCCTGCTCGGCCGCCGCTAACGCTCCATCGGGCGTATCGCCCCAATAGATCGGTTCGCTGGGGCGTGGAGCAGGGCTGGTTACGTCGGAGGTTATGTGGTTGCGCGAGCCACCGACGGCGTCGGACGACTCTACCACGTTGTACTTCTTCATCAGTTCTAATTTGTGGGAATAGCTTCGTACGACCTCACCGAAACCGGCGTGGTATTTGCCGTACATCGACGAGTGGTCGTGGTGTATAAGGTTGTTTTTATGGAAGCGCATCGTAGCGGCCTCGCCGCACTCGGCGCAGGCGATCTCGCGCTTGATCGTCTTATGGGTAGAGAATGCCACGTCAATCATATTGTTACCGCAGCTATCGCACTCAAAGTCATGGAATACCATCGGTTAGCCTTGTCCTGGTGCGCGTTGGACCGCTTGACTCATCTCTTGCGCCTGCGACCGTACGAGGCTTATGATACCGCCGTCGCCTTCGCTGGCTTGGCCGCCATCGGCACCGGCGGCCTGCGGTGCGCCGCCTTGCGCCATCTGTTCGAGGTATTGCTGATGCTGCGCCATATGGGCTTGGGCGACTTGCATGACCTGCTGCTGCTGCGGCGGTAGCATTTGCTGAAACTGAGGCATTTGCTGTAGGGTCTGGTGGGTCTGGAGGTGGATCTGGTGGTCTTCTTCGGGTGTGACGCCTGGGTCGCCGCCGGCGAGGAGGTACGCTATATTCTCTAAGTTAGCGGCCTTGATGGCGTCGGCGTTTTGCGTCTGGCCTAGGTACTTGTCGGGGTCTTGGACGCGGAACGCCTTGAGCAACCCTTTGATCGCTTCCATGCGGTTGATCTCCGGCAGCCCAATCGTGAAGTTAAACAGTTGCAGCGCATCCTCGCGCTCCAGCTGCTCCGTCAGCGGTTGCATCGAGCCGGCTTGGATCTCCACCTTGAAGCGTACGCGCAGTAGGTTGGCATCGACCGCCTCAAAAACAGGGTCGGCCTCGTTCTGGGCGACGTTGATCAAGAAACTTTCGGGGGTGTAGCGCGGGTCAGCCATCATCCGCAGCGAGTTGCGTACGATGGTGCGGTAGCAGTCGGCTACGCGCAATTGCATCCACTCGCGGTTGACTTGCGAGAAGGAGGCTTGTAACGACGCTTGGGTCGCCGTGACCCTGGGGCCGCTGCCCATCTGACTGACGTTGAGGGTTTGCTCCTCGTAGGCGGCCGCTGTATTCTCCAACCCGATCTGGTCGGGCGGTATCGAACCAAAGTCAACGCCCCTCATCGCCGTGGCGGGGTCTTCCACCCAGATGATCTCGCCGTCGCGTCCTTCTTCCAGCGTGTCGCCCAAGTCTTGGTTGGCTTCGCGCTCGCGGCGGCTGGCGAGGACGATGCGCTGGAAACGCTTCAGCAGGTCGGCCCGTCTGGACACCGACTCCACAATCAACGATTGCGTGTCCTCGACATACGCCATCGGCGGTTGCCCATAGAAACTCTTCTCGGTCTGGTCGAACTTCATCGCAAAGTACGGAAAGCCACCGTCAACAAGGTAACCGCCGGACTTCTCAAACTCACCCGTCATAAGTGGTTCGCCGGTGAAGGGGTCGGGCTGCGTCACCGCCTCCATCGCCAGCATCGGGTGGTCTACTTCTTCTATCGGCTCTTTGACGCCGTCGGCAAAGGTGATGCGCTTTTTGTGGATGCGGTCGTGGACCTCATACAAGCAGACCATCTTGCCGCGCTCTTTGGAGGCGGTGAGGGCGTCGTGTTCGTCGGAGTGGGCGGCATCCTCAAAGTCTTGCATCATACCCGCGCCGGACGCATCGCCAGACATCGGCTCTATCTTGCTTCGGTTGGAAAACCGCTGGTCTTCTTTCACAAATTCCAGCGGCACCAGCATCTTCTCGATGATGAAGCGAGCGTGCGAGAGCTTATGGGGCGGCGTCAGGGGGTCGAGGTAGACATTGAACGGCGAGATCCGCTGACAGTATGGAAAGTCGTTCTCCATCGAGTCGTTGACGACGTAAGGCGCTTCGATGTCGTCATCGCCTGGGGGGTTATAGCCAAACTTGAGCCACCCTACACTACAGAAAAGGGCGTCGAAGATGCACTGCTGCACCTCGGACTTAGCGTCCATCTGCTCCAGCGCCGCATTAGCGACGCGCTCTAGTATCTCGGCAGCAAACTCGCGCTGCGGCTCGTCCACCTTGAAGTAGACATGGGGGTAGTTAAAGCTCACCGACGCAATGATCTGGCGTGCGAGCGGGTACATCCGCGAGATCTTAACGATCTTGTCTTCGCTCAAGCCTGGCACGTCGAAGTCCAGTTCGTAGGTCTTCAGCAAACGACGCCACGTCTTGTGGCGGTCGCGCATATACTTACGACTGTTGTCTATCGCGCCTTGCCAAAACTCAATCTGGGCTTGTTTCACAAAAACCTTCGCGGTGAAAGTGAACGGACTACTTCTTTTTCGGCGTACGCTTCTTGGTATTCGTTATCTTCTTACCCGTCGCCTTGCTGGCTTTTTGAGCCGCCGCACGGCCCGATGGGGTATAGGCGTAGTGCTTCGATCCTACTTTAGGCATTATTTCTTAGCTTTGCTAGCCTTGAGGTTGTCGGCACCGGCCGGACGGGGGGTGACGCGGGTCTTATTGGACTTCGGCTTGGTCTTCGTCGAATGGGGGGTGCCGTTAAAACCTTTCATCGTCGTCTCGTATCGTATGCCGACGGGGTATAGCGCCCCGACGGTCGTTTTGTTCGTCAAGCGTTGGCGTAGCGGCCATTGCGTCGGCCGGTTTGGGTAGCTAACTCGTCGATCATCTCTTGGCCGGTGCCTTCGTAGGGTTCCGGCTCTTTTTGCTGGTGCGGCTTGTATACGTGCATCATCGCGTAGCGTAACTCGTCGGCGGCGTGGTCCTCGGCCGTCGTATCGAGGTCTTCTGGGTTCTTCGTCGAGCGCGGCAGCGTCGGCATCGTTCGCATCAGCGCGTCGTTCCACCCGTTAAAGCAATAAAAACGCTCTTTTATCAAGGCATCGTTTAATACGCGCCAGCCGGTGACGCGGTCGTTGTTGGCTCGCGTCAAGAAGATGCCGTGGTCGGCGAAGACATCGGCCGGCGAATGATTGATAACCTCCGACAAGCGCCTTTTTACAAACATCGATGGGTCGGCGTAGGTCGCTTGCGGATACCTGCCGCCGGTGAACGGACAACTCTCGATCATCTGGGCGATGCGGTGCGCGTGCTGCGACGCCGTCGCGTTGCCCTGATAGTACTCGCATAGGCGGTAGACGTTGGAATCGTAGTCAACGCTATACAGCGAATAGCAACTTGGAGCGCTTTCTCCATAGTCTAATCCGCCAAAAAGTGGCCAGTGATCCGGTATCTCAAAGCTGGGTACCGCGATCTTCTTCGCGTCCCAGTTGGTGAAGTATTGACCAACAAAAGCGTTCCAATCGCCCTTCAGCCATGCCGCGACCAGTGCCTCGTCGCCCACGCCCTCCAATCGCTTGATATAGCCTGGGTCGCGCTCCAATAAAATCTTGTTGTCCGTGACGAGGCTGCGGATATACATCCGCTTCATGCCGTCGTCGCCTTCAATAATCGACGACTCCGGTCCTGCGTCAACGAAGTACTTCTTGATGTTGCCGTGGTTGGCACCGCCTGGGTTGCCCGACGACCGTATGCGCTTATTGGGTATCGTCGCTGAACCCGTCCGCAAGCACGCCTTCAGCTTGTGGTAGGCTTTCATGTCGGTCCAACTGGTTAACTCATCCCAGCCGATCCAGGTGTACTGTTGCCCTTGGAAATGCTCGGCGTCGGCGTCGTTTTCTAAGTGGCGCAGCTTCAAGGTCGCGCCGTTGGCGAACTGCCATTGATGCGTCCCGACCTTGTACTCGGCGTCGGGGTAGGCATCGCGGAAAATAATACGCGACCGGTCAATAATCTCATCTAACTCAGGGTAGGTGCGTCGTATCAGCACGCCCTTCCAGTGTTCGCCGTAGGTATCGACATCGGCGAGGTAATCTCCTAGTAAAAATTCAGATTTTCCACCCCCACGGGCTCCTCCAAAGAACAACTCATCGACAAAAGAAGCGCGTATCGCCTTTTCCTGGGGTCCAGGCTGCGGACGCCAGGTGTTCAAGGTCCACTTGCTGCTTTTGGGATGCCGCTCAGTATATGCTCCATCACTTGTATCTGGAACCCATTGCCCAGCATCTTATACCGCTGCGTATTGGAAACGCCTTCCGTATAGCCCTCTGGGACGCCGGCTAATCGTTCAACTTCGGTCGGTGTAAACTTCCGCATCCGACCCGATTCATCAATTAAGACGTTGTACGGCACACCTTTGCTCAAATTTGCTACTAGTGTCCGCGACTTTTCTTGCGAACGTGCATCCGTGTGGTGTCCAAAGTCCAAATGCGTACGCCCATCACGAACCCTACGATTCATATACGCTTGGGCTTTATCGGTGTGGTAATATTTGGGGTCTACTTCCTTTTCAAGCACATCCTGTATTTTTATATCCCGACCGCGTGGCAAATTGACGGGTATATTAGTCCAAAAGTATCGTTTTCTATTTTGCGCTGATACGTCTTTTGCGTCTATCATTATCGGCTTGACCCCAAAGATTTCCGATATAC